CACGCGTGTAACGCGAACCGAGACGATCGTAGAGGTTATCCTCAATCGCTTCTTCTGTCAGCGAGAACGCCAGCGCTACTGTCTCGTGGTTGTAACGAGCAGTGTACGCTTCATTGGCATCGTCGAAGTTGATCGCTGAACCTTCAGATTTGGTCGGTGCTGCTCCGAACCCGGACAGCATGACCTCTTCCTCAAATGCTCGATCTGACGATTCAGTTGTGTAGATTTCGGAGTGCTGGTTCTCGTAACGAGAATACTCCATGCCGAACAAAGCGTTAAGGCCTGGTTCCAGCTCTTTCGCTAGTTGTGCGCGAGAAATAGCCATGTGTTAGACCTCCTTTATACGCCAGTCGTTGAAACAGTACCGCCAGCAATCGCGCCGTTGGCGGAATTGAAGTGGTTGTTCAAACGAACGATTACAGGGATACCGGCAGCAGTGAAGTCCGAGTTCTCAGGATCCTCTTGGATACCCATGATACGCAGGTTCAATGTGTTGGTAGTAGCGATCGTGTTCAGATCCAACGTGGCTGTAGAGATGCCAGTTGCTGCTGTACCTGAAGTAGCAAGCGCCATATCTGCGTTAGCAAAAATAGCCGCACGTACTTCTGCTTCGGTGTTAGCCGCAGCTACGACGTTTGACGTCGCAATAACAAACGTCTGCATCGGGTCGTCATAGACGAACGCCTTTACAGGGTGGTTTGTGTCTGCGCCCGAACCGGGCCAGTAGTTTGAAAAGATCTTTTCACCAGTGGTAGAGGAAACGTATTCACAACCCCAGAACACACCTAGAAGACCCACTGTACCACCCTCGGCAGAACCGACGGCGTCAATGACACCTCCGGCAAGAGGGATTACAGGGGCGCCCTGATAGATTGCGTTCGTGTTCGCTGCTGCGATACGATACTCAGATGCACCGGTGCTGTTGGCGTTCTGACCCACTTTTCCAATGGGACGAAGACCGAATGCGCCGTTAGTATTGGCCATTTGTCAGCTCCTTTAGCTTTCAGTTACTCGGAGTCGCGCTCGCGACCTCCGAAAGATACACGACTTTGCCGACTATTATGAATCGGCATTGAAGGATGTGACTCCTTCATCAAGTCCTGATCGACAGCCTGCATTTGTTCGCGGGTCCGGAGCCCGTAGTACGCGGATCTTTCGTTAGCAGTTTCGACAGGGATGCGGCACAGCATCAGTCCACCTTGACCAATAACACCTGCATACCGACCATCGTCGATCGTAGGCGTTTCATAGTCTGGATACTCCTCAGCACGGACGGGTTCCCATCCTTCACGTAGCTTGGCATGGACATTCATTTTGTCCTCCTCACCACGCATAGCGACTCGAATCCAACGATGTGCGTAACCCGCTGGGGGTTTCGGTGCATCTAGTAGACTGGGCGGGGCCCATGGTTTTCTGCGCGTTTCTGTTTCGCGTGTTTCGTTTGCACGAGGTTTTCTATCAGCCATTGTATCAATCCTTCACATATTTTGCATATTCTTCAAGCGGTACGTTTAACCGTTTTGCCATCGCAATTTGTGATGGTGATAGTTTCACCGACCTGCGCCCTGATTTTGCGGTACTGCGGGTAGCTGAAGCGCCAGCAGGTGCGACCTGTGCTCCACCCGATTTCTTCGTAGCTTGGAACTTATGAGGAAATTCCGTTCGCATACGTTTGTCAACCTCACTATAGTAGTCTTCAGTGTTTGGGTCAAACCCTTCTTCCTCGACTAGCTTCTTGTGAAGACCGAACGCAGCGTAGGTCATGACCTCGTCAGAGCCAAACCACTCGTTCTTGTTCGCCCACTCTTGTGCCCGTGGGTCTGGGTCCGGTTGTTTTTTATTAACAAGGGGAGCCGCTTGCTGCACTTGTTCCGGAGCAGGCTGGGCGTCTTCTATAGACAAACGCTGCTTTGCAACCCGGACACGCTCCTGCATGAGAGCCATTTTAGATAACTGCTCCTGCGCCGCAAACATTGCGTCACTGTCCCCGCTGTCATAAGCCTCACGATATTGTTGTTTAACGCCAGCTATTTGGCTCTGAAGACGGGACTCTTCTGAGTTAACATAACCCTTGTCCAAGTTTTTAACTTGGGTCTTGAGCTTGTTGTTCTCTTCAAGAAGTTTTTGAGCCATAGTAACGGCCTCTTCACGGTCTCGCTCCTCCTTGCGATATTTTTCCGTTAGCTTCTTGATGCGGCTTTGTACGTTCTTGCTGTAGCTTTCAAGCTCATCCTCGCTTTTAGCAGGCTCTGAAACTTCCGTTTCTACCTTTGCTTCGGACCCACTTTCCTCTGGCGAGTCGATCTCTACCTCTACACCTGTGTCCTCTTCCTCGAGGACCTCTTGATTTTCTTGTGACATCTTTCTCTCCTAGACGTGTTTGATATCGTCCGGCTCTAAGAGTGTGGCGATCACCTCGTCATCATTAATGATGCGAACTTCTCCGCCGTCTATCTTAAAGCGAGACCCCGAGTATCTGCCGATACAAATCCACTGACCTTTTTCACACCAGGGCTTTGCATCTACACCGAACTTATCAGGGTCTTTGTACGCCAAAGGCCCTAACTGTAAAACATAAGCCACAACAGTAGCTACAGCTTCTCGGGTTCTAATTTCGTCTGGGATATGTAGACCCCCCTGAGTCTTGGCGGTGCCTTGGTACGGCATTACCAGCAACCTCCAGCCCGTGGGCTGAGGCAATCTTTCCATCAGGGATGTGTCTAGAAGTGCGGGATCTAAAACTCGATCCGCAGCGTTTATATACGCGCTTTTTACAGAGGAAGTTTCAGCAGAGTCTCCTGCTTCTCGTTCCTTGTTTATTTTCTGCGCGACATGATCAGGAAGAAATAAGGTCTTCGACATCGTCAGCGTGGTTCTCCAGCAGGGCTTTAATTTCCTCACGAGCGTAGGTCAGGCCCCGTATCTCACCTACCATGAGCTTATAACTCTCCCAATCTTTAGGAGCGTCATTTGCGAGAGCACTTGCAATATCTTGTTCGCGCTCTCGTAGTAGCTTATACATATATGAGGCAAAGTCTACAAGGTCCATTAAAGAATATCCCTTTCGGAGCCCTCTGCCGCCGCCGTAATTGGTCCGCCTGTAACCCAATCGTTACAGGTATGGTCCGCAGAACACATAAATTTGTAGATCTGACAGTAGCCTAGGTCCCCTGAGTCATCGCCGATACAGTCTAGGATCTCTTCCGTTTGATTGTATGCCCCGCAGTTGCCGCAAACATCAGTAAGAGTGAATCCCCCGTCTTCAGTGGAGTCGTGGTAATTGGCCTCGTCTACCGCGTACATCTTGTTGACGTCATTAACTTCCCCATCTTGAGTGGCGATGGGACAACTAGAGCCGTTGTCCCCTTTCTCCATCTTATCGACAGGGATGCCATCAGGCATGATACTGATCATAATTGTAGGCATCAGTACGTCTCACCGCCGCCAAAACCACTTGTCTGGGCCATGCCGCAGCCGCGAGGTTTTGCTCTTCCGCCCGTGCTATATCGCGAACGAACCATGCCGCCGGAAGCCTTTTTATCCATTTCTTCGGCCCCGTCCATTAACATGTTAAAGATGTCCTGCGTCTCTTGCTCTTCTTTTTTCATGCGAGAAGAAGACGCGGCACTAGCATCCGAATCAATCTTTCTACCAGCGCGGCGAGCAGCCCGCCCTTCAAGGGCGTCTTTGCGTCGGGCTTCGTTGCGAGCCGCGGCCTCGCGCTCGGCTATAGTCATACCATCAGGGCTTTGGGTACTCTTCTCCCCGACTCCATAGATAGATTTCTTACGCGCTTTGGGGCGAAGTGACTTCTTTGGTGCTGACATTGTGTTTCTCCTATTCCATGATCTCAAAGTGAGGCGCATCAATAAATGGACGACGGCCCTGTGAACGACGTAAGTCTACATACTCGTTCATAGCCTCTTCTGCCGTGCCTTCATAGGCCCCAAAATCGTCAATATGCCAAGCCGCACCCCAACGAATCTTAACACCGCAATCCTTGGCGGCAACTTTCATAGCGTCGGCAATCTCATCATAGAGATTGAGTTCCCAACGGCCCCCGTCAATATATGCCATTAAATCAACGGCATAACCACCCAGGTGTTTGCTTTTCATAGTCTGGCTTGCACCTTTCGCGACCAAGGCTTCCTGCTCCTTGCGGGTCCTAAGACCACAGATCACACTAAAGTCTTGCTCACTGATCCCAATAGCCATGCGGACAACGGCTTGTAAGGAAGGATCAACCCCCTCTAGACGTTCGTTGCTGCGGTTTCCCAGTTTGTATGTCATTCCATACCACCTTTCATATCCATGATCCCATTGTGGTCACGGCTAATATACTTCAAATGGTTCTCAATTAAAGCAACTCTTTGCTGCAATTGCGTCACCTGACCAATCGAG